CAAGTACGACGACAATGGAAAGCCTCTTATTATAAAGAGTCTGTATGAAGACTTCAAACAATCCATGAATTCATTACCAATATACGATAGCGTCGGAGCTGAGTCTGGTACTCTACCAATGCTATTTGGTGGTCAAGACTCATCAGAGGATATAAATGAACTGACAGACATGGGTTGGATGTTCCCGGAAGATAAGTATTAACAATGACGAGTCAAATGAAACAATCACCACTGAACAAGGCACGTACTGATAAATTTTTGATGGTGCTCGATATTCCAGGAGCTCTGAAAGCGATCAACACATCAGATGACAGGAACAACAGCACCGTGAATTCAGATGCGATAACGTTTAGTATATACGCAACACAAATACCTGAAGTGATGGTACAGGACAGCGAGACTAAATTCTCTGGACAAACATTTCACTTCACTAGTCACCACCGTCCGGAGTATGGTAATGTGACAGTTAAGTTCACCGTGGATAATCAGTTCAACAACTACTGGGTGGTTTATAAATGGATCAATCTTCTTAATAATAATAAAGAAGGATTTTTTGATGCTGAAGGTCTATCCACTGTCGAGAATCCATTTGAAACATATTCATCCACTGCAACTGTGTTCGGTTTAGACGAATATGACAACAAAAAAATACAATTTGATTTTATTGGATTAGTACCTGTGAAGCTAGGAATGATAGATTATAACTACAGAACAGAAGCTGAGATTGAATCATCATTTGAATTTTCATTCAGTCAAATGGTAGCAAAACTTGTATAAGTTAAGAAAATCAATTCGCGGATAAATAAATACTAGTACATCATGGCACGTACAATACAATCACCCGGAGTCGAGATCAATGAGATAGATCTTTCTTTAAGACCAAGTTTACCAATTGGTACAAATATACTAGTTCCTGGCTTTGCGAATCAAGGACCAGTCGATGAAGTTTTGCAGGTTAGCAGCATTTCAGAGTTCGAACAACTATATGGCACACCTACAAACGCTGCTGAGAGGTATTTTTACCATACAGTAAAAGCTTCCTTCAACAGTCCAGCTAACATATTTGTCACCAGACTACCATATGGTCAGGCCGAAGGAGAGACAGTTGGAGAAGAATACACAGCTCTTGTGTACCCTGTCCATACAAAACCATCGCATGAGACTATCATGGGTTGGGCTGACTCCGCATCACCGGCATTAACAGCTGCGTATACTCAATATGCACAAGGTCAAACAAATTTAACATCTACCAATCAATCGAATGATTCGTGGACGACACAAGCGACTGTTGATGCTATATGGGATGCCGTTGGTGGAACTGGAACAAAATACGATGAGAGTGACACATATTACATCGGTGAACCGGAACATGTAACTTTAACACAAGAAGAATATGAGACAGTAACAAACAATGAAATTGACTGGTCAACCGGTCCTGGTGGATCTGGTTCGACTGCAGTCGATAAGATCAAATACTCCGGAGTCGTAATTCTGAATTCTTCTAGAAGAGCGATCAATGAAAAATTCGAAGGCCATTACGTTGCTCTGTCCGACAATACTAATTTAAATCCAGCAACTGACTTTGACAGTGTTCGTGAGTTGAGATCCATCAACAAAAACACCACTGCTGGTAGTACAGTCAAGGTTCCAGATTCTAGACTTACATTCAAATTGGATGGAAAAGCGGAGGATAGTGAAGTTTCAATATCTGAGGTCATGGAGAATCTAGGTGATTACGACATGAGCTCTAGAGAGTTTAATGATGTACTAACACTAGGAGTGTTCAAAGTACGTCAATCCACACTAAATCCAGATGTAGCCAAACTAGACTACGTCCTGACAGAAACATACGCCGGTTCATTGAGCTTCCATAGAGAGAAGTTCGGTCAAACTGGTGGAAGACCTGAGTCATTCTTTATGGAGAGTGTGTCTGATACTTCTGCAAACGTTAAAATTGTAGTCAATCCTAACATCAGTAAGAGTGGTAATTGGTTGAATGACGAAGCTCTACCTACAAAAAGAGTTCGTATTCTATCCAAGAAGCATGCTGATTATGATGGATCCACTATTGGTACAGATGCTACAGAAGCTCCAGATCCTGCATTCCTCGACTGGAGAGAAGAGCAAGAAATTGGTCTTTGGACCAAAAAGCTCATGGACACAACCAGCCCAGCTGTTGGTGATAAAGTATATCCAAGTGGTGTGTTCAAGAAGACAGAAGCCGAAGCCAAGAATATTGGCGCAGTTCCTAGCAAGCTAGAATACATTTTCGAAACCATCGACAATCATGAGCTATATCCATTGGATATCACATGTGAAGCTGGTCTAGGTACAATATTTGTTGGCTCACATGGTGGTCGTAGATCGTTTGATGATGAAGCTTACTTCGAGATCGGAGACGGCCTAGGAGACGCAGAATTCGGCACGATTGATACTGAGGATGGTTACGATGATTTCAAGGAACCTACCAACCCAGCGGGCAGATGGGGTTATGACAATCTATACACACCTCGTGTGTTAGAGAATAAAAAGAGAACCATCGCTAATTACAATGCAGTCTCTAGTGTGTTTGTCAACTTCGCAGCCAACAAGCGTAAGGATCACATGACAATTCTTGATCCATTGCGTTACATTTTTGTACAAGGTCAAAACAACAAGACACTTGGCAACAAATCACACATCTTTTCCAAGCATGTGTACTGGCCGTTGCGTCATAATTATGAAGCGACCAACACGAGTTACGCAGCCACATATGGTAACTGGGCTCGGGCATTTGATGAATCACTAGGCCGGAACATATACGTTCCATTCTCTGGTAGGTTGTCAGCTCTATACGCTAGAACAGATGCTCAATTCCAACCATGGTTCGCACCGGCTGGTTTCACCCGCGGAGTGCTGAACACCGTGACAGACATTGCAGTGTATCCTAAACAGAAACACCGTGATCAACTTTACAAGATTGGAATCAATCCAATCGCCAACTTCCCTAATGACGGATTTGTCGTATTCGGGCAGAAGACGCTGCAATCTAAGCCTAGTGCTTTTGACAGAGTCAATGTTCGAAGATTGTTCCTCTACTTGGAGAAAGCGGTCAGAGCCACAGTTAAATACTATGTATTTGAACCAAACACCTTGTTCACTAGAACACAGGTTGTAAACGTATTAACCCCGATATTTGAGAAGACTAAAAACACCCAAGGTGTATATGACTACTTGATAGTTTGTGACGAACGAAACAACACACCGTTCGTTATCGATCAAAACGAACTAGTGGTAGACATTTATATCAAACCGGTGAGATCTGCAGAATTCATATTGTGTAACTTTTACGCAACTCGAACAGATCAAAACTTCTCAGAATTAGTATCCTAACCATAAATATTTAAAATGCCAGACGTAAGACAAACAATAACGGACTTCTACAGAGTAGCGCAAGAGAGAGACTTCTCTCGTGATTTTCACTTCAGAGTGTTGAGTATAGACGCTGGCGACGCCGGCGGAATTTCATTCGACGAGGATGACTTAGTATACATCAAGAGCGCGACATTACCTGCGAGATCAATACAAAACAAAACAGTACCTTACATGGGCTTGAGCTTCAATGTTCCAGGCTCTGTAACATATGACGGTTCCGAAGCATGGTCTATTGAATTCTACGCCGATCAGGCAGCTAGACTCCGAGCCAAATTCGAATCATGGACATTCGATACATTTGATGATAGTACAAGCACAGGTAACTATGCCACACCTTCTCAGAATTCGGTTGTGAATTTGCTTCAACTAGACTCACAATTGAACGGAGTCGCGGAGTACAAACTATACGGTGCATACTGCACAAGTGTAGGTGCCATTGAATACCAACCATCTTCTGGTACAGGTGAACCCATGTCGTTCTCAGCGACAATGGCGTATCAATACTGGCGCCGGGAAAAAAGCTCGCTGACTGGATCACTCAGAAACTTCACTAGTGGTATTGCTGACAGGGTATTAGGCGCGCTTGGTCTTTAATGCCAAGCTTCGTTAAGAAGCTCGCGAGCAAAGCCGCGAAGAAAGCAATCAACAAGGTTGTTGATAATGTAACTGGTAAGATATTTGGTGGTTTTGGTGGTGGAGGTCCTGGTCGTATAGTAACATTTGGAGCACGT